CCTGTCGCATTTACTTCTGTAACTGGAACATCAGCCCCAGCCTGTGCTACAACAGAGCCTACAGAAGCCGTTCCTGATAAGCCTGTAACACTAAAACTTGTTGTTCCTGTAACAGTGACACTGCCAACTTGTCCTGTACTTATTACTCCAGTGACATCTACAACTGTTGTTCCCGTTACCGTTGCGCTACCTAACTGCCCTGTACCAGAAACACCTGTTACATCAACATTAGAATCCGCTTGTACTGCTACTGAACCAACACTGCTAACCGCTTGTAAGCCTGTAACTAAAGCATCTGCACCAGCTTCTATAACTACAGAACCTATATTTCCTGTAGCAGAAACACCCGTTAAGGTTACAACCGCTTCCGCTTCAACCGTAACTGAACCTACTGATCCAGTTGCAACAAGAGATACGCTTCCAAATCCCCAAGCAGAATCACCCCAGCCTTGGTTTCCCCAACCTCCTAACGGAACAATGACATCAGCCACACCTTAATTACCCTTAAGCAATACGGATAATTGCGTTGCTTGCGTCTGCTGTTGGGAACACAATCGTAAATGTACCTGCTGTGGAAGTCTTAGCACCGCCAAAGTCTAGTACGCAAACGGTAGGATCACCAGCTGCGGTATCGTTATAAATTAATGCGCCATAAGCTGTAATGGTCGCAGAAGTAAACGATAGGTCAGCAAAATCAGTAAACGCTGTAGTACCTGTAGACGTTGGAGTTACATTGGTTAATGTTCCACCGCCAGCAGAATATGTACCAGAGTTAGCTACTTCATTACTTGCTGTATATGCAGTAGTAGCAGCTGTAAATGACGCTGAGTTGTCATACATAGCCAGTTTAAACGTGTTACCTGTACCGTTTGTAAAGTTGTGTGTTGCTGTCATTAGCTGTACCTTGAAACTAGTACACATAAAGTTGCCTGTAAATGCCATGATTTACTCCTCTAAAAGTTTAATTAATTCAGGATGACCCGCTTCTCTTAGTTTATGAGCTAAGGTCACACGGTCAAATTTTACTGCTTCATTCATATAAAAAATCAGAACGCCACGAATATGATTACGGAAAGCAATTGCTTGATCCCGAACCAATGGATGCGACTGATCGCCTACTTGAATGATTTTGTCTAAAGCTCTCTCAGCTATCTCTTCTGGAGTAAAACCGCCATGGTCTTTAGTAAACACTTGAATCCCGCTGGATTCGCCTAGTCCTTGTACGCTAATCATTTTACTGGATACCTCACTTGTCCACTTCTGTAGGCGTCTTGACGCTCTTTTGCATCGCCTAATTGTTTGAGTTCTGTCATGGCTCTGCCATAACGTTCTTTGTATAAATTAACTGAATCGCCATCGGATTTCATAAAATTAGCCGCTTCTAATAATGCACCATATAAGAGTACCGAGTCAAAGTTTGTACCTAACCAAGACGTTCCAGCCGTCACAATTGACTCTGGGTAATAGAAATAATGAAGCTCTGTAGCGTAACTAGCGTCTGGGGTAGGTCCCAAAATAAAGGTGTTATCGTCAAATACAGCGTAGTACTGAGGTTCGCCATAAAACGCAGCGTCCGTATCTGGGAAGGACTCACGGATAAAGTTAACATCCTTATTAAGCAAATAATGGTACTCATTTGCCGCATTAATTACTGCAATACTAAAAGTAGCCAACCAGTCAGGAGGAGTTGCTATGTACTTATTACCACTAGTCATGTTACCTGTAACGTTTTTACGAAACGCAGGCATTTGTACCGTGTTATAGATGCTTTGTTCTGCAAGCTGTACAAAACGGGCAATCTGCTCGGCAGACGTAAACGATCCTACCGTTGCTGGAAAGTCGTTTTCCGCAAAACCTTTAATAGCAGAAGTTAATTGCGTGTAGTTCATTAGCCCATTTTTCCACTAGACATACGACCTTTAGTCGCAGCACCAGCACCACGCATCTCAATCTTGCCGTATTGATTTACAGGCTTTCCATTACCTTTGCTGATTCCGTCAACAGAGATGTTCAAATCAGCCATTTCTTGGGCGCCAGTCATACCTTTGGAAGTCAATCCCTTGGCAGAAATTGTTTTACCCTTCATTGTATGAGGGGGAGCATAGACTTTAGCGTCTCCAACTTCTTTGCCCATTACTTTTTTAGAATAGTTAGCCATTATTTACCTCTTCCAGATTTACGCATCATTTGGTTTTTAACTTTAGCCAAACCACGACCCATCTTTTTCATGTCCATTTGATCTTTGCCGCCCATTTTTGGTTTGGCTTCTAGACCCATTACCTTAGGACCATTATCGCCTAAATTTTTACCTTCGGTTTTGCCTTTTTTAACTATACCATCTGCACTTTTTTTAAACATTTTCTGCTCCTAAGTTATTGTTACTGTTACGCTACCTACCTGACCTTCTGGCGCCAAATTGTTTGGTGTTAATCCATCATCTCTAGAGCCACCAACAGGGTTCCATCCCCATTGAAATATTCTACTTCCACCCTCAGGAAACCCAACACCCTGAAGAGTTGTATCATTTGTTCCATTAATCTGTAATCCACTGTTACCTGATACTTGGTAACTTACGTCTGGTCTCGGTTCCCGCAATCCTTGTGGGTCGTTAACTGGATACATACCTAATTGTAACTGCGGTTGATCTGGTTCCCAACACTCTTTACATACTTTAATACTTACCTGCTTAGTCTTAATAGTCAGCTTTCTAAGCTCTTTTAGCTTATATCTCTGACCACATCGGTCACATTCGGCAATTGCATACTTACCAGAAGCAAACTGACTAGGCATTATGAATAAAACAAATTACGAGGTACAAAACGAATAGATGCCTTCTCTCTATCCTCATCCGCTGCTAATTGAAACTGCTGCTCATATTCTGCCTTTAACATTGGCACACGATTTGGATCAACTCCAGGCAGTTTATTTGCCAAGTAGTAAGCCAATCCAGCCACCATACATGGAATAAATCGGAATGGAATATCTTGTGTGCGGACGCCAGTGCCGCCATCTTGAATGCGGCGCATACGGTAATACACCAATGTGTACTGGTTTCCAGGTGGATTTGGAGTAGGCCAGACATTGATGCAAGGAAGTTGATTATTGAATACGCTAACGCCTGTTAAATGGGCAGCTGCAGTTGTGCCGTTTTGACCACGCCAAGCGTTAACAATTTGATTTCCAACAATATTTTGATACGCAATGGTCTCGTTATCAATATTAACAAAACCTTGAGTAGGTAAATTGGCTACACTTGCCAATGTAATTGTATTATCTGTAGAGCTAATACCACCAACTAAAGTAGTCTGCGGAGTGCTTGCAACGCCACCACTTTGTCGATTAACAAACATCTGAACAGGTCGTCCAGTAGTATTTTTGTTAGGAATCGTCATGTACGTTGGTTCACTAATACGGCTTAAATTGATGTCTACTTGATTAGATTGACTGCCGTTATTAGTACGGGTACTTGCATCTAATATGTCAATGGTGTCTATTGGCAAGGCATACAAAGCCTGCTGGGTATTCATTACAATTTGACCCTGCTCTACTGTCCACAGGTTAATACCACGGTTAGCCCATTCAATTGTCAGAATGTTCAGAGAACGCCGTGCAGTACGGAAATCATAACCAGTACGCAGTTCTAACCCGCAACGCTCAAACGCCTCTTCAATGAGGTCGTTCATTTCTAGGTTAAAAGCGGTGGTTCCTGTAGTTGTCATTATTTTTTCGCAGTCTTAGCAGATTTAATAAAGTCCGCTTTAGTAGGTGCACCTTTAGATCCAGGCTTACGCATCTTTTCACCAGAACCAGCAGCTATACGTGCTTGCTTTTTATGGATATTTTCATATAAACCGACCTTACCGCCTCCTGCAAATTGAGTAAAGTCAGTATCATCACGCCTAGCTTTTTTCTTACCACCAGGCATTTTAGAAGGTTTAATTGCACCCATACCACGAGAAGGTCTCATACCATGCGTCCTTTTGTTTTACCTTTGATAGCGCATCCATCGGCTCTTTTTGAGGCAGAAGATACTTTGCCGCCTTTAGCGTAACCTTTGTATCCACCTTCCATACCAGTTTTCTGTGGTCTAGATCTTTTACTTTTGACTTCCATCATTTTTTGCTTTTGCATAGTTTCAGCTTCTTTGGCTTGAGCCATGGATGCAAGATCTTTAGCCTCATCTTTTTCTTGGGCTTTACTTGCAATCATGCGTGGAGCAATCCCTAACAAGCCTTTATCAGCAAGCTCACCAATTGCACCTTTGCCAGTCATAATCCCAGCTAGTGGGCTAATATCACCTAGTTTTAATCCCATAATTAAGCCTTTGTCTTTCCACGGACTGCACATCCGTCTGCACGTTTAGAAGCCATACCACCAGCGTTCATTTTTTTGGTTGAAAATATTTTTTCAAACATTTCAATTCTTTCTGGTTTCGTTGTAGATCTTTTTACAATCTTTTCTCGATCTGACTTAGTTTTACCTTTGTCATAAAATCCAGCTTTTTCTAATGTTTTCTTATGAGTAGCTACCTTACCGCCAGATTTGTATCCTGCATTTTGATATGCCTCACCCTCACGGGCTTTTTCAGGCACTGACTCACGCATTTTCATTCCAGATTTGATGTCATCACGGGCTGATTTAGCCATGGTAGGCATCATTTTTGAGAAAATGTCTTTCTCGCCTTCAATACCTTCTTGAACTTTTTTGCGAGCTGAGTCAAGTTTTGCTGACTCTTTTTCTGTAGGCTTACGGTAGTTAGCCATGATTAGCAGGCCCCGCCTTTTTTCATGCCAATCATTTTGCCTTTAGTATGACCTTTTTTAACAATGCCATCAGCACGAGTTACACCGCCTTTAGCCATACCGTGCATGCGCTTCTCATGACCTTTAACAGCCTTTGCTGCTTCAGCTTTCATCATTGGCTTGTCTTTAGCCATGTCTGAATGTGCTGCACCGCCTTTTTTCATGTAGCCCATTTTATTTCGTACTTCAGTTGGTAGCTTTGCTAATCCTGGATTTTTTTGCTTATCTACAGCTTTCATAATTCCTCCGTCTTTTTTTCCTGTGTATTTTTTTAAACTGTGGTTTGGTAATTGCATCATCCCATGGTTTGATTGTGGTTTGTTAAATTTCCCTCTAGATGGATTTGTAAGTTTATCGGCTCTAAATTTTTTACCTTTATCAGACTCCATAAACTCCTCTCCAACAGAAGGTTTAACATTAACTTTTTTGGCAAACTTTGGGTTATTAGCCACAGCTGCCATGAAATTGTGTTGCTTTTGTGATACGCTTGGCATTACTTACCTTTGAATAAGCTGGTCAATTTTAGTTTCAAGTTTGTTAAACCTTGAATCAATGTGCTCCATAATGCGATCAACTTCTGCTTTAGTAACGTTATCACGAGCTACCTCTTCTCTTGTTTTGTTTAACAAAATGCTAATACGGGCTAGTTCTGAAAACTTTTCGTGCATGATATAGCCAATTACAGCCATAAATATGGTCAGACCGCCAGTCCAAAGCTCCAACATATTTAACATTTCCATCTCTTTAAAGAAGCTGCCTTACGAGTTGGTCTGCCTTTTTCATCTTTCATCGGTCCTGGCATACCAGACATACGGGCGCAGAATGACTTTTTACGTGGACCACCCTCTGGCTGTGGAGCCTTTAGGTTTGATCCAGTAGCCTTGTTGTACTTAGCACGACCTTTAGCGGTAAGACCTGCCCCCTTAGATACAGGCAACTTTTCACCACGACCTATTGCAAGGGATGGAGTCTTCTTAGCCATAGAATACTGTTACAAAAGTAGTGTTTGTAAGGTTTACGTATACACCTAAATCCGCTAACAATCCTTCTCCAGGCACAAGTACACTTACTGCCGCTGTTTGGCTTACTATTGTGGCAAAACTAGTTAACCATCGAGCGCCATTATTTACATAAACACAAGCAGTTCCAGGAGTAACAGTTCCAGAATTAAAATCTGTAATTGTAAAAGTATTGGCATCCACCCTAGTAATTGTAAAATTACCGTTAGTAGCAGAAGCTCCAGAAGCAGCGCTATACGCAATACCAACACGGTCTCCTGTTTGCAAACCGTGAGCTGATTTAGTAACTGTAACTAATGCGCCAGAACGACCATAAGTTGCAGAAATTGGTGCAGCTATAGTGTCAAAAACATCAATTACACCAGCTCCACCACCACTAGCTTGATAAGTAATACCCTTTACACGAACACGTGAGTTGGGAATAATAAATCCAGAAACGTCAAGATGTCCACTTAGTACATCAGTTTGCATACCCATAATTAATCCTCTTTATGTTCTGCTGGTGGGTCTTGTCGATCTAATTCAGTCAACAAAACGTCCACCATTGCAATTGCTCCGTTAGCCTGTTGGATAAGATCTAAGTACTTTTGCCGTTGCTCAAGTGCCTGATTTCTTAAAGCCAACAGGTACGCTTTATCTAACGCAGCCATTAGGCATTAAAGTTAGCAGCAGTAGCGGCAAGCAGGTAATAATCACTACCAGCAATTTTTACACGCAGTCCATGAGTAATTTCATTAACGTTGGTAATAGTGCCAGTAGCGGCTAATTTAGCACCTGCAACAGTTACGCCAGCAAGGTTTAGCAAATAACCGTTGGTGTCAACAGTTGCTGCGCCTGTACCATTAACAGAAGCGTAAATTAAAGAGGTATTTGTGCCAGTAGATGCTCCAGAAGCACAGTTAAGCTCAATTTCAACAGGAGCATAACTACCTGAAGAAGTGCCTGCTGAAAGGGTTAATTCAGCCACAAAAGCTGAACCTAGGCCAGTCGTGCGACCTGTAGCGCCAT